AAAGTCAGCCACCGCGACCATCAAGGTCACGGGGTAAAAGGTCACAAAGTCATAGCGCCGGCAGGTGCGGCCGTACTGCTGGACGATCACCCGCAACAACTCGGGGTTGTCCGAGAGCTGCGAGTCGCTGAGCTTGAGCAGCACCACGTCCCAGTCACGATCGGGCAGACGCTCCTCGATCTCGACGTAACCGACGCCGAGGCGGTTGAGCACCCGCATCAAGCCAGCGGTGGAACCGGCGTCCACGGAATTGATGAAGGCGAATTTGACGCGCAGGCGGTACAGCGACTCGGGCTCACCGGCAAAGCGGGTGATGTCGCGCTGCCAGGCCAGCAGTTCCAGAATGTTCAGGTGGCAGCTGTCGGCGTCCATCTGCAGCAAGGGCCATTGCGCCCAGCCCTCGACCTGTTCCCACCAGGCTTGCGCGGCCGCCTTGAGCTTGGTCAGCTCGCCGCCACTGAGCCAGAACGGCAGTGCGAGCTTAAGCATCGAGCAGCACCTCCAGACTTTGAATCCGTGGGATGTTCAGGGCTGAGAGGATGTCGCTGTTGGCAAAGTGCAGGGACTGGATCCGGGGGAACTGCTCGTGCAGTTCCTCGGCCAGACGGCTGAAGGAAAAACGCGACAGAGGAAAAGTCAGGGTCGGCTGGTAGTCGCTGGTGGTGCTTTCGCGAAACGCGGCCCGGATGAACTGCCCGACCTGGTCCTCTAACTTGCTGCGCTGTTCGGTACTCAGGTTGGGCTGCGGCCAGAGGCTGACACTGATGGCGTGCTGGGTTTCCGGCATGGCCATCACCAGCAGGTCATCACCATGGCCATGGTTGCCCTGCTCGCGGATGTAGCTGTTGATCGTGGCCAGGTATTCATCCGCCGGCACACCGGCGTCGAACAGTACAAACGCATTGGCACTGCCCGGGCCACGCGGGGCGCCATGCTCGAAGTACACACCGTCCGACCGCACGCCCGGGAACGAGGCGATCATCGCCCGGTACACCGCGTCGGTGTGGTACTGGTTCACCGCCGAGAACTGGTTGCGGGTGCGCAGGCGCAACTGATCGTTGGGCTCGCGATCGTCACCGGGCCGGGTCAGCCAGTGCTCGGTGTTCACCACCTGGACCACGCCCGGGACCGGCACCGGCAAAATGGCGTAATAGCCGGGGGCCAAGTTGAAACCGCTGCCCGCCTCGATCGCTTCCACCGCGATACTCAGCTGAGATGCGCCGTCGACGAACGTCCCCGGCTCCACGGTTTTCAGTTCGTAGACGTGGCCATTGATCGCGGCTGACTGCACGCGGGTGCCGATCGCCACCTCCAGTGTGCCGGCGGCGGAGCTGCGGGTGAACAGCAGTTCACCCAGGGCCGTGGTCGCGGCCTTGCGCTCGACGTTCACCGCCCAAGCGAGCATGTCTAGCCAGCTATCCACGGCGGTTTTGACAAAAAAGTTCGGCAGGACCGTGTCGATCAGAAAGTTGATCAGCCACAACACCGGCTTGGTCACCAGCGCGCTGACAATCCGCCAGAACGGTGACCAGGTGCTGGTGTTGCTGAAGGCGCTGCCCTGTTCCTCGACTTCCTTTTCCCAGGCCTGGGTCAGGCCCGCCTCGGTGGTCGGAATGCCGGCATCCTCCAGCGCTTCCTTGAAATCTACGTCGCTCACAGGCTCACCTTGATATGACCGAATTTAACGGTCGTGGCCATCACCAGGTACTGCCCTGGTGCGGGTTGAAGAATCTGCGCGGTCCCGGGCACCAGGCGTTCGTCGGCCTCGACCAGCAGCTCGATCTGTTGGATGCAGTCGCGCTGACGCAGCCGATCGCGCTCGGCGACCAGGGTCACCAGCAGCCCGCTGTCGCGGATCATGTGCGCGATGTCCTGGGCGATGCTGGCCCGGTCGTCCACTGGCAACGGCTGGTTGGACGGATCGAGCACCAGGTCATTGCCGACAATCAGCAGGTCGATGTAATCGCTCATCCGGCGCGCTCCATCAGTCCTTCCAGTTCGTGGGTGGTCAGCGGTTTGTTGGTGTAGATGTTCTGGTTTTCGATGCGGGTGCCCCGGTCCTGGGTGCTGCTGTTCTGAATGCTGGTCAGCAGGCCGCCGGGTGGGATGGCCGAGGAACGTGATGGCGACAGCGACGGAATGGCGCGGTTGATGGTCTGCTCGGCCTTTTTCGCCGCGTCGAGGCTGTCCAGGTTGGGACCGGCCGGCAACTCGCCGAACTGGGCCTTGATGTCCACCCCGGGAATTGTGTTCAGCAGCGCGATCAGGCTGTTGATGGCGCTATGAAAGATGCTGACGATGCCGTCCCAGGCGGCCTTGGCCATGCCGGACCAACCGCCCATGGAATCGAACCAGCTCGACAGCGCGGTCAGTTGCTCGCTGACCCACTGGAACGCCTCGGTATTCATCAGGGCACTGGTCCATTCGTCCCAGTAGTAAACGGCGGCGACGATCACCGCGACCAGAGCGATAACGCCCATGACGATCCACGTCACCGGGTTGGCCCACAACGCGGCATTGGTCAACCAGATCGCGCCTTGCCAGAGCAACATGGCAACCTTGACCAGACCCATCCACACCACCAGGGCGATCAGGCCGGCGACGTACAGGGTGACCAGCAGCGTCTGTGCCAGGAACGCGCCGATACTGCGCCAAGCCACCAGGGTCAGCAGTTTCCAGAGCGCAATCACCGGCACCACGGCCGTGCGCCACACCCCGAAGACAAAGGTCATCAAGGCCACACCGGCGGTCAGGCCGACGATGGCCAGCACCGTCAAGCCGATCACCCGGGTCAGGTTGGGAAACAGTGAGGTCCAGCGTTGCAGCATTCCGCCGCCGATCGCCAGTTGTTCAATGATCGGGTTGAGGGTGGGCAGCAGCTTTTGGCCAAAGGCGATCCGTACTGCCTCGATCGCGCTTGCGAACTGTTCCCATGGATCGACCATGGCCTTGGCCATCGCGTTGGCCTGCTCCATGCCTTTGACCTTGCCCAGCTGGTCCATGCTGTTGGCCAGCCCCGCTGTGTCGTTCATCAGCAGCTTGATCAGGCCCACGGCCTCATCCGAGCCAAAGGCCTTTTTCAGCTGGTCCGACTCGGCCAGGTTCAAGGTGTCGCCGAACTTCAGTTTGAGCTTGTCGAGGATGTCGAGCATCGGCAGCAACCGGCCCTGGCTGTCGGTGAAAGTCAGGCCGAGCTTTTCCTGTGCACCACCGACGCCGGAGAGGAACGCCTTGTATTTGGTCCCGGCTTCACCGCCGCTCATGGTGGCCTGCAGGGTGCCGAGAATCGCCATCTGTTCGGACAGCCCGATGCCGGCAGCGGTGGCATTGGCGCCAACGCCAGTAAACGCCGCGCTCATCTGCACGCCAGTGGTCTTGAACATCTGCACCGCCAGCGCGGTGGTGCCGGCCAGGCTCTCGACCCATTCGCCTTTGCCCATGGCATCAGCCTGGTTTTTGAAGATTCCATACATCGTGCCGACGTAACTGGTGATGGTGCCGGCATCGGCTTTGGTGGCTTTGGCCAGCACGTTGGACGCGTTGGTAAAGGTGGCCAACTGGGTGCCGGTCAATCCGGCGATCGCGCTTTGAATGTCATAGGCCGAACGGACGAAGGCCGTGGCATTGGCCCCGTAGGCAATGCTGAAGGCCAGCGACTTCTGGTTGAGCAGTTCCAGGGCGTCGCCTGCGACTCCCAGGCTTTTGACTTCGCCCAGTGCCGCGTTCTGCGCGAGTGCCGGCTCCATGGCCGTTTTCAGCGCGTAGGCGGTGCCGATCATGCCGGCCAGACCGACGCCCATTTGCTTGATGCCTTGCTGGCCACGTTCGCCGAGGTCGCTGAAACTGGCATTCACATGGCGCAGCGGTCTGCTCACCCGGTCGACCAGGCTCAGCACAAAATCCAGTTTGCTGGTGGCGTTCGCGCTCATGCAGGGGGTTCTCCAGTCAGCCTTTCAACGCCTTGGCAATCCCGTTGGCCACGGCGATTTCCATGCGCTTCCAATGTTCGTCTTCCAGGTATTTCGCCGTGCCTAGGTTGTGCGCCGTGGGCTCACACCCAGGCAACCAACGCTCGACCAGGGCCATCAACTGGCCCAGGCCGTCGTCACTCAGTCGCTCGGCACGTTCGAGGGCTTTTTTACAACCACTTCAACGTCCGGCGCGTACTCCTCCAGCAATGCGCCGGCGAGCTGCATGATGAGCACCGGGTTGCGCAGCAACGGGCGCAGAGCTGGCAGCTGCTCGGCCTTGACCGTGGTGGTCAGCAGGTTGTTCGACGGGGCGACCTTGCTGTTGGGGGTGACAGCGTTGAAGTACTTGGTCACGTCCTGCGGGGCCAGGGTGAAGGTGAATTCCTGTTCGCCGATGTCCAGGGTGATTTCGCGGTGTTCGGTCATGACTTAGTCCTTTGGTTCAGGTTGGAAAAATAAGCGTCGAGGCAGTGTTCCAGACGCTTTTCAAAGCGGTGTTCGAGTTTGAACAGCGCCTTGTCGAAGGCTTCCAGACGGCCGTTGTGCTTGGCCATCTCGATGCGCAGTTCGAGGTGTTCGCGGCGTGCCGCGTTGACCTGGCGAAACAGGTAGATCTGAAAACCGGCGACGCCGGTCAACACCAGCTCGGTCAGCAGCAGCATCACGCTGATGTGCATCGGGGTCAGTTCCATCATGGCCGCCCCCAGTTGCCACGGCCGCCGATCCTTACCGCCTTCCACATCAGCCAGGCCAGGGGCTTGGCTGTGCCCTCCTCGAGCAGGGCCTCGTAGAAAATCCGGTCGGCCTCGACCTTGGTGAAACGGTGGGTCTGATTGGTGTAGATAAAGTCATGCACCACGGACGGCCGGCGAGTGGTGGGGCTCTGGGCGTCCACCAGGCGCCTGGCCCAGCGCGGCACGCTGGCCAGGTCCGACAGGTAGCCGATCGGCACGACGATCAAGTGCGTCGTGCGCGGTTGATACCCATCAAACGGTGCCGGCGTTGGGTCGCAGTAGCGGTAATGCAGCGGGCGGATCACTTCCCAGCGCGAGTGCCCCGGTCGGTGTCGCAGCTCCAGATGGCTGTCGAATGGCATGGCTCAGTAACTCCAGATCATCGGGCTGGGCAGACGCCCGCCGATAGGGGAAACCCCTAGGTGCAGGAAGCGCGCAGTGCCTTTTTGGCTGACGCCTATCCGGTTAAACCCGAGTGTCAGCGCCAGGTGCAGCAGCTCCAGGGCGTCGGCGCCCCGGATGCGCACGTCGACGGCGGTACCGGCGCAGTGTTCGCCGGGTTCGGCTTTGCCGGCTTCTGCGGGGTGGTTGCGGCAGCGATAGGCACTGCTCAGCGGCATCGGTTTGCCATACAGGGTGCGCAGCAGCTGCAAGCGGTCCATAAAATCCGGGTCCATCGGGTTTTTACCCCGGGTAGCGCTGGGGCACTGACCGCAGCGGCAGCGCAGCTCCAAGTCCGAAAAGTTGGGCCAACGGGTGGTCTGATCCATCAGCCCAGGCCCTCGATTTCGGTCGAGTCAAGGTACGGCACGCCGTTAATGCGGATAAAGTCCGGGCTGGTGACGTCGAACGGCACCTTGTGCGTGGACTTGCTACCGCCCTTGGGATCGATGTCCAGCAGGCCGGAGATTTTCACCTTGCAGCCGAAGGCCTCGACACGCAGTTCGTCGGTGGCGGTCTTGGCAAAAAACAGCGTGTCAAAAGGTTCCAGCCGGCGAAACGAACCGGCGCGGCCGGCGGCCTCGATCAACAGGCCAAAGTTCGCGCTGTCGAGTTCAAACTCGCCGCTGGCCGCCACGTCGCCGTCGACATGGCCATCGGGCACACCCTTGGTCTGGGCCACCGCGCTGTTGTCAGTGATGTCCAGGCTGGCCTTTTCGATATGCACCTGCAGGTCGCCCAGGGTGACGTCGAAATTCATACCGCTGATACGGGCCATGGTTATTCCTCGTTGTCCAAAGACAGGTCCAGTGCGATGTTCGCGGTCAGGTCTTTGGGGCAGTTGTAGGGACGGACCTTGATGTAGGCCTCGATCGCGGTGTGGCTCTTCCACACCAGGGTGATGTCGCCGTCTTTCGGGGGCTGGATGTCGCCGGGAAACTGCACGCCGGCAAACACCACCGAGCGGGACATGTCACGCAGGGGGCGCATCAAGGTCAGCCGGGTGCTGGCCATGCTGTTGGCGGTGCTGTTGACCTTGCGATCGGCGACCAGGCGAATCAGCAGGATCCGTACCTGGCGGGCGGCCTTGTCGACGATGCGCAGGTTTTCCACCACGGTGAAGTCACTGCCTGGCGCATCGAGCAGGTTCGCATCGCCCCAGAACATGCCCGGGTAGTCCGGGTAGGTCTGCGGCACCGACAGGCGGGCCTTGTCCAGTTCAGCCAGCACGGCGGACGGCAAGGCCACGCCGTCACTGTCGAGCGGCACCGGGCCAAGACCGATCAGCGCGCCGGTGGCCACGCGCATCGGACTGTCGGCAATGCTCACCTCGGCGGTGGCCAGGCGACCGGCCAGCACGCCCAGGTCATTGCCGTGCAACTGTGGCACCAGCAACACCCGAGGCGCGGAAACACCGCTGGTCAGGTTACGTTGCTCGGCCAGGTACTCCGACCACTTGGCGCTGTTTGTGATGCCGACGCTGGCCGCCATCACAAACAGCCGGCGTCCGTAGCGATTGCCCAGCTCGATCGCCGCCGCGTGCATGGCTTGCAGTTCGGCCGCTGTGGTCACCGGTTTGGTGATCACCACCGCCTCGACCGAGATGTTTTCGTTTTGCGCCTGCTCCAGGGCGTCGGCCCAGGCGCCGTCGGCGGCCATCGGTGCGGCCATGCAGGCCCAACGGCTGCCACCGTTGAGGCGGGCCGCGATGATCTGGGTTTTCAGGTCCGAGGCAGGAATGCCCAGCTCGGTGTCCAGGTCGCTGTCGGTGTTCAACGGAATCAACTTGCCGACGTTTTTCGCGGCGGGACCGATAAACAGAAAATAGCGCTCAATCTCCGTGACCGGGCCTTGTCCCAGGTTCAGGTTGTTGACGCTGACTTTGCCTTGAGCCATGGAAGGCCTCGCTATCGTGGGGCGTGAAGGGTTTGCTGCAAGACGGTGCCGACGATCTCGCGCACGTCCTGGGCGTTGGCGCCCAGCACGACCCGCACGGGAAGGTCGATCTTCCAGCTGGTTTTTTTCGGAGTGCCCTCAAGCTGGCTGAGGATCACCCCGGCCTGTCCGTTGTTCAGGTGTTCGACGATCCAGCCCAGGGCTGGCCGCTTCCAGCGCTTGCCTTGGCGGATCTGGTAGCCGGCCTTGAGCAAGGCGCGGGCCTGTTGTCGAGACGCCGGCGCCTGGTAGTCCGGGGTTTTGCCCAGGCGGCGCAGGCGTGCCGGGGTCATGGTTTCGCGGTGGCCGTTCTGGTGTTCGCTGGCAATGCGTGACACCAGGCGGTTTTTCCAGCTCAGGGTCGCCGCGTTGGCAGTCAGGCCGACCACCTGCAAGTCCTTGCCCAAGCCGCGCAGCATCTTGCGTTTACTGCTGCCTTGGCGGGCGGCGTAGGGCGAACCGTCCAGGTTGCGCTGATCACGAATCCGCTTACGGTTCCGGGTACGCAGGCGTTTGCTGGCGGTGTTCAGCAAGCGTCGACGTTTAGCCGCGGGCAAGGCCAGCAGCTGCAATTGCGCCTGGGCTTCGAGCAGCCCACGCACGTCGAATTCAAGTCCCGGGGCGGTCATCGATCACGGCCCCCTGTTCGGCAATCCATAGATCAAACGGAACAAATGCCCAGCGTTTGCCAAAGGCCTGAATCTCGCCATCGTCGGCCTCGCTCAGGTGCTGCGGTTCGATAAAGTCCAGTTGCAGCTCGACGTTGGCCTGATCCGGGTCTAGCTGATCGATCTCAAAGGTCGGCGGCGCCAGGTTGTCGTCTTCGCGATCGGGGTCGTTGACTTCCAGCCAAGAGCCCACCAATGCCATCAGCCGCGCCGGGTGGTCGGTCAGCCGCTCCAGGGAAATGATCGCGTGATAACGCATGTCGCCCATGTGCAAGCCCTTAACGGTGGGCTTCCAGTACAGCGGCAAGGTGACCTGTTCGGCCCAGCTGTCGAGCTGTTCGGGCAACACCATGCGGCGATCGATCAGGTAAGCGGTCAGGGCGCGCAGCTTCTCCATCAGATCAGCTCCGCCGTGATACGCCCACGGCCTTGCAGCACGCGCACGGACTGCTGGCTGTAGGACAGAAAACGCTCGTGCTGTGAAGGTGCCTCTTTGCCAAGGTTCTCGGCACTTTCACGACGGTTGACCGTGGCGAACTGCTGGAGCAAAAAGGCCTTGGCCCGGCAGTACGCGGCGCGCCGGTAGCTGGCCAGATAAAAGGCTTCTTTTTCCATGCCGGAGCCTTCCAGCGAGGTAAAGCCTTGGTCTTGCCAGGCGGCTTTGCGCAGGTCCAGATCCAGATTCACTTCGCCCATGCCCATGGTCAGACCTTCCACCAGCAGCTCGGGCAGGTATTCCGCAGGCAGCCGATAGGAAGCCTGGAACTCGGCCAGTTGCAGATCCGGCCAGAAGCCGTCGTTGGATATCGTGCGATCCACCAGGGTGGTCGGCTTGCCGCCAAAACTCATGTGCTGACCTCCTCGGGTGGACGTGTTGAATAGGGCGGGGGGATCTGCGTCAGATGGTTAGCACTGGGCTTTCATCTCGGCAGGCCCCCGCTGGGGTGGGTAGTCGGTTATTCGTTGCCGGTGTGGTTGGCTGTATTCCGTTCAGCCTCCTGCTTACGCAGGGCCTTGGTCGCCTCATCCATGCGGGTCTTCACACCGATCTCCGGGTACAGCTCGGCGGCGCGGTAAAAGTGGCCGCAGGCTTTATTCCACTGCTCGGACTCCATGGCGAGAATCCCCAGCAATTTGTGAAAGCGCGCCGGGATCCGCTCGAACAGCTCCCATTCGCCATCGACGCGCGGCAGTAGCTGTGACAGGTACGGCTCGGGGCTGCGCTTGGCCTTGTGCTCGGCCTCGGCCCACTCGATCAGCGTGTCAGCGACGAAGGTCGGTATGTCGCGGCGGAAGCGCTCCGGCATGGCCTGCTTTTGCCCCATGGCAAAGTCGGCCAGCTCCAGGGCCTGCTCGAACTGCTCGGTGTCGAACAGCCAGACCAGCACCTGCATCAGCACCGGGTTCGGGTGGTTCAATCCCGACTCGCGGTAGCGCTGCACGTATTCCAGGTACTTGGGCAGCAACTCGTCACGCTTCAGCCGTTGGCGGGCCTCCATGGCGTTGAGGTCCGACAGCCTGGCGCAGTCTTCGGCCAGGGCACTGGTCATCAGCGCCAGGTGTTTTTGCGCATTGGCGGGACCCGCCAGGGCAGTGGCCGGGGTGTAGGCGTCGGCACTGGACAGCGGTCCCTGCTCCAGGGTGCGGCGCTTATGGTTCAGGGCCAGGCTCATACGTCTGGACTCGCTGGGGCGTCGGGCGCTTTGTCGGCGACAAACTCGACGTTGGTTGCTTCGATGGCGGCGAACTTGCCCAGTTGCTCGATCACATAGCCCTCGTTACGGGCGTTGTAGTCCTCAACCTGCGAGCGCTTCGGGTTCTCGATGATCTGGCGGCGCCAGCTGCTGTCCTGAAAGTAGATCGACAGGTTGTCCCAACTGGTGACCACCACGCCCTTGCTCGGAAAGTGCGGGCAGGTGAACGACGGCAGACCGCCATAGGTGGCAACCACCTGGGCCAGCTCAATGCGTTCTTTCTCGGTGGGGGTCTGGCCTTGGGCGGCGTACAGCTTGCCCTTGTCATGGGCCAACAGATCGCGGCCGATAATCGCTATCAGGTCGCCACCGTCGCGAAACTCTTCATCGATCATCAGCGACACGTCGAACACCAGGGCGTCGAGGTTCTGGTAATCGCCCAGGCCACCGATCTGGATTTTTCCAGCGTTCTTGCCTTCGGTCAGAATCTGCTGCGGGGCCTGTTCGCGGGCAATCTGCAGCCAGCCCTTGTTCACATCCTGCAACAGCGGGTTGGCGGTGCGGTCGGTGGTCGCGGCAATGCTGATGCCGTTCCAGCCGATCATGATCCGGTCCAGACCGATCTGTTTTTGCACGGCGGCGGCGTAGCGTTTGGCAAAGTCGGGGAACTTGGCCCAGGCGTCGATGGTGGCGTACTTCAGGCCGACGTCACTGTGCGTATCGAACAGCTCGTACCCCTTGCCATCCAGGCCCATCACGTTGCGCGCTACTCGATCGGTGGTGGTCGTGTTGGTGCGGCCGGTGACCGTCCCGTTGACGCCCAGCATGACTTTTTCGCCCTTGATCTCGCTCACCGGCAGCACGTTAATGCGCTGCAAGAAGGCCGAGCTGAGGGTGATTTTGTCGTTCAGCGTCTGCGCATGGGTCGGGTCGACGTTGAATTCTTCACGCACGTCGGCCACGGCGTAGGTGGCCGCGATGGCCAGCGCCAGGGTGCTGAATTTCAAGCGGGCTGCTGCGTTCAGGCTCATCAGTACACCGCCTCTGGTTGGTCGTCTGCGGCGCCGGTGACAACGGGTACGGTTTTGCCCTTGCCCTGGTTCAGCGCGGTGTTGAAGGTTTCGGTCAGCGTGTCCAACGAACCCTTGAGTTCGTTGAACTGAGCGACCGTGATGCCGGTTTCGGCCACGGGTTCAGTGACGGGCTCGGCGGCCTTTTCGGTGGTGGTGCCCGGCGGTTGCTTGGCGAAGGCGGCGGCGCTGGTTTCGAGGCTGGTCGCCACGGTGCCAAGCTTGTCCACTGCGGCGGCAAAGGCCTGGGCAGTTTTTTCGTCCATAGAGGTCTCTTCTGGTGGGGTGGTCGGGGCTTCAATGGGAGCTGTGGCGGTCGAAGCGCTCACCCCCAGTCGGCTGAACAAACGGGTGAAAAATGACAATGCGGCCTCGTCATCAAGGTTCGCGGGGGACAGGTCTTCCAGCTGTTCCACGTTGGCAAAGTGATTGCCGGTGCCGGCACGACGGGAAAAGTGCAAGGGCTCGGTACCGAGGCTGGCCGGTTCATCGGTGACGGCCATTCCGCACAGGTAGGCCTTGCCCGTATCGGCGAAGTTCGGCTGGATCTCCACGCTGCTGAAAATCTTCTGACCGTCCTTGTTCATGGACAGCAAGTACTCGTTCGGCTGGAGCTTGGCGAACAGCGCGACCTTGCCACCGGCCAGGTCTTCGGCTTTCAGCTCGACGACGGTGCCCATGCTGCCGAAGTAACGGATGTGCTCGTACCAGATCGTCGCGGTGTAGGTCGCCGGGTCGTAGCTGTCGGCCATGTCACGCAGATCCTGCGCTTCGATGGTGCGGCCGTCGGCGGTCTTGCCGCTGGTGGCGACACGTTTCCAGTCAGTGACAAAGGTGCGTGGCATGGGAGGGAATCGCTCGGTTCGGGTTGCAGTTGCCGCCACGATAAGCACCTGAAATCCCCGGAACAAACGGTTCCCTTCCTCGGAATTCCTATTTTCAGGGAATAGGAATCACCAGGAATTTAAGGGCGGGTTTGTGCCGATTGAGCTGCATAAACTGCGGCTCATGCCCTACTTACCTGAAGTCAAAGACGCCGCGAAAAAACTATATTTACGCCGCTATAAGCCGCGTGAAATACAGGCGCAACTCAAGCTGGCGAACATCCGCATCGTGTATTACTGGATCGCCAAGGGCGGCTGGGACGAGATGCTGACCGATGAAGAACCGCTGAGCGCGGTCAGTCGGCGCATCACCCTGATCCTGGAAAAGAAGGAAACCCTGGTCAAGTCCGAGCTGGACGAGCTCGATCGGTTGATTCAGGCCCGCGAGCGCCTACAGAAACAGTCGATCAAGCCCACCGCGCTACCGGCTGGCGACGCACCGTCCGAACCCCAGGACCGGCAGCGCCACGATCGAAGCGCCGACCGCAAAAGCCGGGATCCGGACAACCCCAAAAAGAAAAAAACCAAGCCTCTAAAAAACGACATCAGTCACCTGACCGAAGTGGACTTCCTGGAGAAGTTCACCAGCCAGCTGTTCGGCTATCAGAAAGAATTGTTCGAGGCCAAGCAGAACCCGCTGACGCGGCGGATCCGCAACGTGTTGAAGGCTCGCCAGACCGGCCTGACCTACTACTTCGCCGGTGAAGCGTTCATGGACGCGGTGCTGACCGGTGATAACCAGATGTTCCTGTCGGCCAGCCGCGCCCAGTCGGAGATTTTCCGCAACTACATCATCAAGTTTGCCCGCGAATGGTTCGGCCTGGAGCTGACCGGTAACCCGATCATCCTGAGCAACGGCGCCGAACTGCGCTTCCTGAGCACCAACAGCAGCACCGCGCAGGGCCACCACGGGCACGTCTACGTCGACGAATATTTCTGGATCCGCGACTTCGACAAACTCAAGTCGTTGTCGGGGGCCATGGCCACCCACAAGAAGTGGCGCAAAACCTACTTTTCCACGCCCAGCGCGGTCAGCCACCAGGCCTATCCGTTCTGGACCGGCGACACCTTCAAACGCGGCAAACACCGCAACGCTAGCAAGCCGTTCCCGGGCGAGGCCGAGTTACGCCAAGGCGTGCTCTGTCCGGACGGCCAGTGGCGCAAGATCATCACCATTCACGATGCCATCGCCGGCGGCTGCGACCTGTTCGACATCGAGCAGCTGCAACTGGAAAACTCCGACGATCAGTTCGATCAGCTCTATTTGTGCCAGTTCATCGACAGCACGCAGAGCGCGTTCAACCTGGCGGATCTGGAGCGCTGCTATTCCGATCTGTCGTTGTGGAAAGATTACGACCCCGACCCGAAGGCGGCGCGACCGTTCGGCAACAGTCCGGTGTGGGTCGGCTACGACCCGAGCCGCACCCGCGACGACGCCACCTGCGTAGTGGTCGCGCCGCCGCTCGAGCAGGGCGGCAAGTTCCGGATCCTGGAGAAGCACAGCTGGCGCGGGCACTCGTTCACCTACCAGGCCGCCCAAGTCAAAAAAATCACCGAACGCTTCAACGTCCAGCACATTGGCATCGACATCACGGGGGTGGGCTATGGGGTGTTCGACCTGGTGCGCGACTTCTACGCCCGGGCCACGCCAATCCACTACAGCCTGGAAACCAAAAACACCCTGGTCCTCAAAGCCCAGGACACCATTCAAGGGCGACGGATCGAGTGGGACGCCGGCTGGAACGACATCGCCTCGGCCTTCCTGACGATCAAGCGTGGTGCCACCAGCAGCGGCCAGATCACCTACAGCGCTTCGCGCACCGACGCTACCGGTCACGCCGACATCGCCTGGGCGGTGATGCACGCGCTCGCCAATGAACCCCTTAACGTCAACAAAAAGCGGCGCAGCCGCTGGTCAACACTAGAAGGCAGCCATGCAAGAGCTAACACCGCAGGACAAAACCGAGCCCCACAAAGTGCAGGCGTTCAGCTTTGGCGCCCCCGAGTCGGTGCTGGCCAGCAACATGGGCGAGTACCTGGGCGTGTTCGCCAACAACGACGGGCGGATCTACACGCCGCCGGTGTCACGCACCGGTCTGGCCAAGTTGCTGCGCGCCAACGCTCACCACGGCACCATCCCGCGTTTCAAACGCAACTTGCTGTTGCGTGACTTCATCCCGTCGGCCGGGTGCAGCGCGCAGACCATGGGCCGCGCCTCCCTGGACTTCATGGTCTTTGGTGATGCGTTTTTTCAGCGCATCCGCAATGTGATTGGCCAGGTGATTGAGTTGCAGCATCTGCCCGCGCTCAACATGCGGCGCAAAGTCGGGGGCGGCTTTGTCATGCTGTTGCCGAACGGCAAGGAACTGCACTTCGAAGAAAACGAAGTGGAGCATGTAATGGATTACGACGTAGAACAAAATATTTATGGTGTGCCCGATTATCTGGGCGGCATGCATGCACTGCTATTGAATGAGTCGGCCACCCTGTTTCGTCGGCGTTACTACAACAATGGCGCGCATGCGGGGTTTATCTTTTATACCAATGATCCGAACATGTCGGACGACGATGAAGCAAAATTAAAAGCACAGATACAAGGTACAAAAGGTGTGGGTAACTTTCGCTCGATGTTTGTGAATATCCCGGGCGGCACGGATAAGGCTATACAGATTATTCCGATTGGCGACATCGCCACTAAAGATGAATTCGAGCGGATCAAGAATATTACTCGTAATGACGTGATTGCGGCCTGGCGCATGAACCCGGCACTGGCCGGCGTGATGCCGGAGAACGCCGCCGGCTTCGGCGATATCGAAAAGATCGATCGGGTTTACACCAACAACGAAATCCGGCCGATCAGCCAGTTGTTTATCCAGGTGAATGACTGCCTGCGAGCCGATCGGAGGATTGCTTGGCGGGAGCCTGTGGTGGCAGCGTGATGCAGGCCACTCCCTATAGTGTCTATTCACCCACACAAACCCCATATGTTGTGTGGCAAAATAACCACCTATGGGCGCAGTTGGGGTGGCTATGCGGATTTACTGTAAGGAATGCGGCGGGAAAGCACGCATCGGCAAGCGTGATGAACTGTCTGTGACGTTCGCCAGGCTGTACTGCCAGTGCCTGTCCGTCAGCTGTGGCCACACTTGGGTGACCACGCTGGCTTTCTCTCACACCTTGAGCCCGTCCGCGGAAGTCGTCGACCGACTCTTGTTCGACCGACTACGTGATCTGCCGAGGGCTAAACAGCGTGAGCTATTCGATCAGTTGGGCGCTTTGCCGTCAGGATAGTTTTTCAGCATGTCCAGTGCTGTTCGAAATCGCCGAATACTGGAAATCCCATACTCAATAAACGCTAGTCGTCCATGTTCAGAGAGTGGTATCTCCGAAGTGGATATATCTACTGTAAGTGCAAACGAGTTTCTGCACTCCTCAAACTCTTCACGAATAACATTGAGATCTATAGCCGGTTTGCTCATGTGCTCAACTCGTTTTTTGTAATTAGTTGACAGATTTTAGGTGTCAGTAATTTGGCTGGTCAAGGTGTTTGCTATTGGCGCGCCCGTCAATCAAAGTTACATTTGTTTTATTTTGTACTTTTGCAATTGCGTGAAAATATTGCCCGTTAGAAAGAAGGTGCTATATTTAGTGGTGCTCGCCATTGGTAATGCTAGAGGCTAATTTAGGCTTTAGCGGTAAAACTATTTTTCGTACAACGTGTGTTTCAAAATTTGACGAATTTGATTGATCGAGGTTGGTCATGTCGAAAGCTGGAAGCAAACAAGGGCGCTGAAGCGCCCTTGTTTGAATATTCATGCAGCAGTCACTCAGAGCTTCAACCCATCGATCCGCACCACGCCGTAACGACGTTTACCTCGGGCATTTTCGAACTCCGCCACCACTAGGCCGTGCGGCAGAGGGATCTGTACCACACCGACGCCGGTATTGTGGTGCAAGAAGCGAGTGGCATCGGTCAGAAAAAAGTCGCTGGGCAGCTCCATCTGCTCGCAAGCCTGACGTTCCTGCTCTGCGCTGATGGCAATGATTTGGCCGTCGATCAGCATTGGATTTTCTCCCTGTCTGTTTTGGGGTTAGCAAGTAACTCTGAAACCACCTGCGCATCGTCCGTGCTCAGATCGCCCATGATTTTGGCCATGCCCGCGACGCTTTCGAGATGCACTCGGGCGTCTGGAGTTTTATGGATCAGGTAGCCGATCAATGCAGCGCCGACCACGGCAGTCGCCAACTGACCGCGTGAGGGTTTAAAGGGACTGCGAGCGGGTTGCTCTGGCGCTGTGGTAGCCTTTACGTCGCTGCTGCTTGGGTGCTGTGCTTGCATGGTGTTGCTCCTTTAGTGGTGGTTGGTGTCGGGGAGGTGCGAACTCCTCGACACCGTCTCTATCAGGCTTGCCGCAATAGGCTGGCCGTGAATACCGGGCGCTGCTCACAGCGCACCTCAAACAACCCCAAGTCGTGACCGTCTACATCCTGCATATGCACAACGGTGACGAAAGTCGGGGTTTCTTCCGGGTGGTCCCGCCAGTGCGCGGCGGCGGCTAGTTCGGCCAGATCCTCGGCTGTGCGCTGTTCGACGTAGTCGGACGGCAGCGGAAACTGACCCGGTAAGGTGTTGGCGCAGTAGCGAATAATCATTGCGACTTCTCCCCCTCAGGCCTGACGCACCAGGTGCACGACGAAGTCAGACGGAATCCCCGAGTGAATACCCCGTGCTTTTAGCTCCATAACAGCCTGAATCTGGAACCGGGTGCAGTCGTCAGCCAGAAACTGCTTGTCACCGGCCATGGCCTTATCGGCAATCAGGTTGATGAAGTACGGGGTTGTGCAGTGTTCGCCGACCATGATTGGTGCCTCGACCCCTTGGTCTTTCAATTCGGTTTGAATGGCGCGCAAACGGGTGGTTTTGCCGGTGCCTTGGTCGCCGGTGATGACTTGTATTTGCATGGTGTTGCTCCTTTTTTTGCTGGTTGAATCGGGCGCCGCGCCCGAAATAATTCCGCGTGTGCCCGGGGTGTACCCCGGAATATCCGGAACGGCTAAAAGTTGAAGGAGGCTAGCCCACGGAATACGGGGCTTTCAGGGGGGGTGGTGCTTGGAACACCAAGCCGGAACATTGCAGAACAGGATTTGTTCAAAATCTGCTGTAGGCCTTGATTTACAAGGGCTAGCGCCGTGTTCCGGCAAATGCCTTTGGTGGAACACTTACAGAACAGGAAACAGAAAGATGTTCCGGTGTGATCCATCGTGTTCCGGTCAGTGGTGATGCGGTGTTGTTGGTTATCTATCTGTTTTTTATAGATATTTTTCTTATAAATATTCATGTTCCAGATGTTCCGCCTAACCATTGGCCACACACGCATTTCCTTAAAAACACTGGTTTGCCCCCGTACACGTCTTTTTATCCCCAGGACGTTCATCAGGATTTGCTCCCCTTCCGGAACAGCCAGCAGTTGAGCGAGCGCTTCTCAATGACCGAGCGGACTTTGCGAGTCTCGACAAAGGTGTGTGAGGTGCTGAGTGGCAGTGCGCGGTGCAACTGAGTCGCGTGAATGACTTCCTGGCCAGCGAGACGACAGGCGTTGTGGAAGTGCTCGATGTTGATGGCGATCAGGCTTTTGTCAGCGCTGTGGTTGAGCGTTTCCTGAATGACTTCGCGATCGCCAATTTCATCGCTGATCGAAACCACTCTTTCATTGAGGTAGTGATAGATCTGCCAGAAGCGCCCAGCTGTTGGGTTCTCGGTGCTGACGCGCTGCTGCCGATCGATGGCGCGGCGCTCAATGTGCTTGATGACTTGTTCCAGGGCAGCGTCGCTCCAGTCTGGGAACAGCGCCTGTGTGGCTTTTGTGGCTGCCATCATCTGCGCATGACAAAGCACGATCCGTTGGTGCTGAAGAACAGGGTTTGCTTGCAGGCGTTGCTCGTATTCTGGAAACGCATCGAAGTAGCGCTGGAGCCAGGCTGACTCCTGCCCAATGCAATGTCCCAGGTATCCGGCCAATTGCTCGACGGGCAGGCTATTCAAACGAGTGGCGAGAACCTTCAAGGCAGGGGTGTGATGCGCCCTGTTCGCGTGGAAATGACTGATGCGGGTCAGGATCGCCTCGGAGCCCTCAACGCTGGCGTTCTGAGCAATGCACAGAGCCGCGAGGAAAATCAGGCTGTCGGTGTCGTTGCTCGAGGACTTCACGCCGACCGTGCGAAGCGTGGCGTTGTGGTCAAACAGCGCCTTCCACTTTTCCCAGTTGTATTGACTGACTACCGTACGGCCCTGGGCGTCGACGGTCTGGCTGTCAGACTCAATCAGCACCACCGGAAAGTTACTGACCTGAGACAAAGCACGGGTCAGGCCGATGGCGCTGGCGCCGTCGCTGTTGGGCTTGATGCCTTCATAGTTGGAGCGACCGAGTAAACGCCACAGAAAACGCAGCAAGCTGGACTTGCCGGCGCCGGCATCGCCGGTCAGTTCCAGGAACGGCCAAGACTCCTGTTTGGTTCGAATCTGCTGCACGAACAGCGTGGCAGTCCACCACGACAACGCTGCGAGTCCGTTCAGGTGATGCACCGCAAAGAAGTCGGAAAACCAGCTCGGGTCGAAGTCATTACCACGGACGATCGTCAGGCTATTGAGCGAAGTTTTCAGACCGATTTTTCCGACTTCAAGGTAGCCATGGTCGTTGGCCAGGTACTCACGCCCTTTGTGGTAACCGAACTTCTGGAAGCAGTAGGTTTTGCTGGCCGCGTCGTAGCCGACGAAGGGCAGCGATCGCACAGTCAGAGCATTGTCCAACCATTTGCTGCGCAGCATGGCCAAGACCTTTTCCCCGCCTTCGAAGTTGCCCCCAGGTGTGCGCTCCAGCAGCGATTTGGCGAAGCTTCTCGGATCGCCGATCGAGTTCGGCGCCAGGGGCTCCTTGCAGTTCTGTGCCGCGTTGGGAAAGTTGAATTGAAAGAAGAACTGCTGGTCACCGCTGATCGCATCGCGCTGGATGTATTCGAAGCGCGGCACGCAGTTGGCCACCTGCTTGATGTCGCAGTATTTGTAGAAGAGCTGCTCGCGAGCGACCGCTTCGTCTTCCCGTGGTTTGTTCAGCTCATCGGAATTCACCTTGGCGGAGTAAAGGCGTTCGCCGAAGTCCAGCAGGAAGAAATTCAGCGGCTTCTTCTTGTGGAGCAGGTAGGCTTTTTTCGCAGGGCTCTCAGCGATAAAAATTCGCCCCTGGTAGTTCGCCTCCTGCATGAACTCATCATTCAACTGGCCATCGCGGTACACATCGTCCCAATCGCGATCGTTGCCGGCGAGGGCTACCCATGCCAGTTCATCACGGGCAAGCAACTGACCGCGGTACTTAGGGATAACTGAGTGGCCGGCCTTGTCGTCGTCCAGGGCGATGATCCAGCGCACTTTCAGGCCCTTGTGCGCCTCGATGATGTCCCAAGGGAAGTTGTTGGCTGAGATAGACGCGATAGCCTTGTAGCCAGCCAGGAATAACGCGATAGCGTGGAAGATCCCCTCTACGACGTAGACGGTGTCCCCTTGCTCGATGGACATGCCAGGCGGAACCCAGGCGCCGCCCTTATAGGACATCTTGGATTTGATGCCGGCTTTGTCTCCTCCATTGGCAGTGACCATCGTCGCGTCAATGATTCGTTCCCAATAGCCGTCGCAGAGCGGAAAACGGACGGTGTCCGCCCACTGCTCATCTTTCATTTTGCGTCGACCCTGTTCATACCAGCCTTTCAACTTGCTGATATCGAAACCGCGATTACGCTCCAGGTAAGCGTCGGCCGTGGCATTCGGATTTGTCTCGGTACGCGGGAACCGCTCGCTGAGGTTTTCGAACAGGTGGCTGTAGCGCTCCCGGGTCTTTTCCTCAAATTGGCACTGGTTCAGGCGATTGCACTTGAGCTGGAACGGCTGCTTGCGAGCGATGTACAGCGTGCGTTCGTTACAGCCTGGGCAGACTCCCTTTTGGAAGTAGGTGCTGCCGATGTCCTTGAAGTCCAGTTTGTGGTCATGCTCGAGGGCGGCGACCACTTCTAGACGATAGATGTCTTCGAATTGCATTTGCCGGCTCCTTACGCTTCACCGGCTTTGGTTTTGGGCTTTCCGCCGCGTACGCGCTCGGCTTGTTCTGCTGCCTCTATGGCCAAATGAACCATATTTACGAGTACCGCAGACTTTGAACCTGGTTGCTTTGGACGGGTAAGGAAGTGCCCTAGCTCGATCTCGTTGCGGATGGCTGAATTCGACTGTCCAGAACGTCGCACCAGCTCGCTGATGGTTACGTAAGGCGTGTCGATGTTGATCTGCATTCTGCTACCCTCTTGGGAATATTTGGGATAAATGTTCCTTGCAAGGAACATATCAAGAGGGGTTTATGGACTTTCCGGCGAAATTCAAAGCGATTCGAAAAGCAGAAAATCTAACCCAGAAGGAGTTCTGCGAGGTGTTGGGGTTCAGCGAAAGCACCTACCGGAAGTACGAAGCAGGATTTATTGAGGTCGGGGCACCGGCACTGCTGAAGATTGCCAATCACCCAAACTTCAAGAAGTACGCCCTCTGGTTGATCACTGATGACACCGCCCCGACTTGTGGCCAGGTCAGCCCGGTTTAACCCATGACGATTAAGAAGCTAGAAGACGGCCGGTATGAGGTCGATTGCAGGCCAGAAGGTCGGGATGGCCCGCGAATCCGGAAGAAGTTTCGTACCAAAAACGAAGCCTTGGTCTATCAAAATAGGATCATGGGGGATGGTGCACGAGGCGAGTTTGAGAAGCGGAAAAAGAGAGATGAGCGCTCGTTGAGTGTGTTGGTCAATCTTTGGTTCGATTCACATGGCCGGACGCTGAAGCGTGGGGAAGAGCGGCAGCGCGCCTTGATCGCGATGGCTGAGCGGATGGGCGACCCATGTGCGGAAGACTTCACCACAACGCATTTCACGAAGTACCGGACCGATCGCTTGGCCGGGAAATTCAACCGCGAGACGGCGGGTAGTGGCCGGAAGAAAGGGGAAGAAGCTAAGCCCCCTAGTGCCAATACGCTGAATCACGAGTTGGCCTACCTGCGAGCCGTATTCAACGAGCTGGAGCGTCTTGGGGAGTGGGTCGGGGAGAACCCGCTGGGCAAAGTGCGAGCGTTGAAGTTTGACGAAACCGAGATGGCCTATCTCACTGCTGAGCAGATCAAGCCGTTATTGGCCGACTTGGACAAGCGATCCTTGGCTGCTGGGGTGGTGGCTCGGGTATGCCTGGCCACTGGTGCCCGATGGTCAGAGGCCGAAGGTCTTACCGCACGCCAGGTACGAGATGGCCGCATTCACTTTGTTCGGACAAAGTCTTCGAAGAATCGAGCCGTGCCCATCGCTGAGAGTTTGCAAAAGCTGATCAAAAAAGCGATGCCTTTTGGCGATTGCTACAAGAAATTTGGCGAGTCGGTTGAAGCGGTAAAGCTTGATCTGCCAGCCGGTCAGTCGACCCACGTTTTGCGACACACCTTCGCCAGTCACTACATGATGAATGGCGGGGACATCCTGACATTGCAACGTGTCCTGGGGCACTCGTCCCTGGCGATGACGATGCGTTACGCCCACTTCAGCCCGGGGCACTTGGCCGAAGTGGTTCACCTCAACCCGTTGGCGTCTGTGCCTGGGTAACAGCTAAAAGGAAAAGTGGTATGGCTTTCGTGTACTTGAAGGACACCAGCGGCGAAGTGGTGGTGCTTAACACCGACTTGATTTCTTACGTAGCGCCGAAGGTTAAAGGAAACTTCGATCAGGGGGCAGGGGTGTATTTGAAGCAGACAATTGGCCTTAACCAGAACGTTATCCATGTGTCCGGCGAGGAAGCCCAGGAGCTGTTCAATACCATTCTGGGTTGA